CTAGAGTTCATAGAGGTTCATTCAATATTGTTGATAATACTGTATGGTTCCTAGAAGCACCTAAAGGTAATACAAGAGAAAGAAGAAATGTAACAAATCTACCTTACGTTAGAGCAGAATTTAGCGGAAGAACCTTCTTGAGACAAAATTATGATACTAATATGGTATTTGATGATATTTCAGATCAGTTTACTGGAATAGGCAAAACTTATACTTTAACTAAAAATGGTTCCAATGTATTAACTGGTGTCAGTAGTGCTATTGGGAATGGTATTTTGTTTATTAACGGAGTATTCCAAACACCATTAACTATCAACAATGCAGGAAATAATTATGAGTTTACTGCAGATACTAATGCTGGAATAACAAGTGTTGTTTTCACAGGTATTAGTTCTGCAAACGGTGAAATGATGCAGTCCGAGTTTGATATTAATCAGAACCAATTACCAAGAGGTGGTATTATTGTTTCTATGGGATCAACTCCAGGACTTGGATATGCTCCTCTTATTGGTGCTAAAACAAAACTAGAAGTAACTAATAATAGTAATTTATTCGCTGCTGGTTCAATTAGTAATGTTGTTGGTGTTGGAACCTCTTCCAAATATACTTTAGGTATTCAGACAGCTGCGTATGACTTTAATACTGGAATTATAACAGTTACAACTAACAATGTTCATGGATTTGCTTTAGGATATCCTGATACTGTTAAATTAAAGGGATTAGAATTTGCTTGCCCAACTAATGCAGTTGGTACACCTACTTCAGGTACAACATACGATCCATCAACAGGTAATTTAGAAATAACAATTTCTAATCATGGACTTACAAATGGTGATTCAATTAAACTTGAGAAAGAATCTATAACATTTAGTTGTAATTATGGTGGTGCTACAGGTTCTGCTGCTGAGAAGGCATATCCTAGAGAAACTGATCCTGCCTATGATACGTATCTAACAGTTTCTAACGTGACTACGAATACATTTAGGGTCAATGTATTGTTAGGAACAACACCAACCAATACAGATGCACATACGTTCGTTTCAGCGACTACTGATAGTGTTCGCACTCTTAATTATGTTGGATTAACAACTACTATCTTCCAAGATCATGAACGTCCATTAAATCTAATAGGTATTGTATCTGAAAGAACATTTGAAGTTAATGCTGGTATCTGTACTATCAATCATATTTTCCAAAATAGTCCAAATGCATATGCTTATGAGTTCTATGGAGATTTAACTGCAGGATCTGGATATAGAAATCCAGTTGCAATTGGTGTTACTGATATAGAGTTTGCTCATAAGTTTGTTACTTCTGCATCTAACGCAATTACTGCAGATAATACAGATCAATACACACCTACAGCAGCAAATTATAATTCTGGAACGGGTGATTTGGTTCTAACAGTAGATCATAATCTTAAATCTGCAACAACACATACTGTAGAAACTGCCACATATGTTGCTTCTACTGGAGTATTAACTGTAACCATAACTGGTCATGGATTTAGTAATAATGATTGGGTTAAGATTGCTGATCATTCTATATCGTTTACTTGTGATATGGATAGTGATGGGTCTACTCATTCATATCCTCGTCCATCTGATCCTTATAGTGGTAAGTGGTTGCAGGTTGCTAATAAGACCAATAACACTTTTGAATTAAATGTAGGAACATCACCAGAAGTAAAATTCACACCAACCTATGCTAAGTATGATCCGACTACAGGATTAATGGAATTGACTATTGGATCTCACACATTGAGTCCAGGTACAAGTATAAAACTTGCTACAAACTCTATAGGATTTACTTGTGATGTTGATAACAACATTACTACAAAAACATATCCTCGTCCATCCGATCCATATAATGATACTTCTATTAAGATAGAATCTGTAACAGATACAACTATTACAATTCAAACTTTAACAACAATACCATCAACTAATATTACAAAGCATACTTTTGTAAGTGCTTCAGCAAATGCAGTTACAACTGGTGGAGATTATACACATGCTTTTGTATCAGCAACACCAAATGGTATTTCTAAAGCAGAAAATACAGTTTCTATTACTACAGATTCATTAACATTTACGTGTTCTAGAGATAATCATCTAGGAAATCATACTTATCCACGTTCTACTGATCCAGCTGCTGGTGCAACTATTGGTGTAGCAGCAACAACTAATACAACTATTACTATTAATGTTGGTTCAGGTGGTGGTGGAGGTACTGGTGCTATTGTTACTGCAAATGTTGCCCCAAATAGACATAAGTTTGTAAGTGCATCAGTAGGTGTTGTAACTGATACAAGTAATAATTCTTATAATGTTACTGATGCTGATTACAATCCAGAAACAGGAGAATTAACTTTAACTAGCAACAGTCATGGATTTGTTGGATATTCTACTATTACCCCAACAAATGCTGCTTATGCACCATCTACTGGTGTATTAACACTTACGAAGAATGGTCACGGATTTAATGTTGGTGATCAAATTCTTATTCAAGATAATTCAATAACATTCACTTGTACTAAAGATGGTAATGTAAGTAACCATCATTATCCAAGATCTTCAGATTATGCTAGTGGGAAGTGGTTAACTATTACAAATAAAACAGTTAATACATTTAAAGTTAATGTTAATCCAAATCCATCATCAGAACAGTATCAACATACTTTTGTAAGTGTATTAAATGGATGTGTAGCAAAAGCAAATCAAACTATTGCTATTAATGGTGGTGGTTTGGTAATGACCTGTGAGCAAGATTTACATAGAACTCTTCACCCATATCCACGTACAACTGATCCTGCTTATAATGTTCAGTTACCTGTTGGTAGAGTAACTGCAAACACATATAGTGTTCAGGTTGGAAAATCACCTGCAGGAACTGGTGGAGCATTGGAGTTTACCATCAATGATGGCGGTGCTCGTTATGTTAATCCAGAACTTCAGATTCCAGAATCGATATATGAAAATGTATCAATTGAAGGTATTTCTAGACTTGGTATTGGATTAACTACTGCTACTGGTAAGAATCTATTACTTAATATGGGAGTTGGTGCAGCAAATACTAGTGTTGGTGTAGCACGTAGTATGTTTGAAATATCCAATTTTGCAATAGCAAGACCAGGACATTCATTTAAAGTTGGTGATAAGTTTAAACCAACAGGACTTGTTACTGACAAGCGTTTACAGAAACCCATACAAGAATTTGAACTTGAAGTTGTTGAAACATTTAATGATTACTTTGCTGCTTGGCAGTTTGGGGAAATGGACTTTATTGATAGTATCGCTCCATTGCAAGATGGATATAGAAAGAGGTTCCCATTATTCTTTAATGGACAACTCTTAAGTTTCGAGAAAGATGAGACTGCTGTACTTTCATCTCAAATAGATCTAAATGCTGTTTTATTAGTATTTGTTAATGGTGTATTACAGACACCTAATATATCTTACCAATTCCAAGGTGGTACAACATTCACATTTACTGAAGCACCATTAGATAGTGATAAAGTTGATATATTCTTCTTCCTTGGACAATTGGGAGTTGATATTGAAATAGTTGATATAACAGAAACTATTAAACCAGGTGATGATTTGAGAATTCGTCAGCATCCAAATTACTTGGATACTAATCGTCCTCCAATTACAACAACTCAAGAAAAGGATAGAATAATTAAAGAGATATTATCTTCAGATTTAATTGAGACTACAATTTATAGTGGTCCTGGAATAAATGAAGATATCCCTAAACCACTTGAGTGGACTAAACAGAAAATTGATAAGTGGATTAAAGGAGATTTAATTTCTAAAGCAAGAGAATCTCTTGAACCACAAGTATATCCAACAGCAAAAATTATTAGTGATATAACACCTAGTACTGGAACTATTGGTGGATTAGATGATGGAATATTTGTTGACGATTCTGAAGCATTCTTCTATGAGGAAGGTCCTTTACATGTTGATGCGTCAGACAGATATGGAATTACCATTACTTCTGTAGATGCTATAATCATTCCTACCGACACTAATCAAGTGTCTGCAGGATTTACAGCAACAATTACTGATAGTATAGTAACTTCAATAACTACAACTAATGTTGGTTCTGGATATACCGACGGAACTTATAATCTGAAGTTCTCAGCACCACAAGAAGTGGGAGTAGGAGTTGGAACAACTGCGATTGGTACAGCAACTATAACAAATGGTTCTGTAGCATCAACTCAAATTGCAAATGCTGGATTTGGATATACCCATTCAGCATCACCACAAGTTATAATCTCTAGATCTGAATATGATACTGAAAAAGTAACTAAGATACAAAATTCTTTAGGATTTACTGGAATTATAACTGGTATTACTACAACAGCAGGAACTAATGGTCATCCATTAGCAATTAAGTTCTACTTCTATGCAGATAAAAATGCTACTGATTTGAAAGTTGGATATCCAGTTCTAATTAAAGATACTCCATTTACTTTGGCTGGTATCAATACCTCTGGTGCTCATATTCCATTCAATGATGGATCTATCCAAACCGATAATAATAGATGGACTGCTGCTCATAGTGGATTTGCGGTTACATCAGTTGATAAAAATGATAATGAAATAGTAAGTATCGGATCAACCAATTTAGATAATATCTACAAAGTTTCCAGCATATATGTTCTTGATTCAAGAGCAGAAATAACATGTAATATTCATAGCGGATCTGATGCTATTGCTGGTTTTGCTGTAACTGGATATTATGATGGACCAACAGGTAACTGTGGATTAACAACTTCCTTTGGTAAATTATCTTGGGGTAGATTATCTGGTATAACTAGATCATCAAGTCCTCTTTCTATTGGGGTTACTGGATTAACTGTTGATTCAGGATTAAGTACATTCCCAACAATTCAAAGAAGAAATTATGATAAATCCTCTCTAAAGGGATTGAGAAATACAGGTGCAATTAGGATCCAAATCTAATTAAGCATTTTGTGCTATAAATAAAGAAAAAAAGTAGTATCGTTTAAGTAATAAACACAATGTCGGCAATTGTAACTGATCAGTTTAGAATTCTGAACGCTAATAATTTTATAGAATCAGTAGAGTCTGATAATAATTCTTATTATGTTTTTATTGGTTTACCTAATCCAACATTGGTTGGATATGGTAGATCTGTTACTTGGAATGTAAATACTCCTGATCCTGTTGATAATTTTTCATCCAATGCACATTCTGGCGATACAATGATGTTTGGAAGAAAAATTTCTTCTGCGAATATTAGGCGAATTGTTAAACGTGTTGATTGGACTGCTGGAACTAAGTATGAGATTTATCGAGATGATTATAGTTCCGTAAATCAAAGTCCTATAATGAAAGCAAGTAGGCTTTATGATGCAAGTTATTATGTAATGAACTCTGATTATAAAGTTTATATTTGTATCGATAATGGTTCTATGGAGAATAACCTAACAGGTAATATTTCTCAAGATGAACCTAATTTTACAGATCTAGAACCATCTAGAGCAGGTAATAGTGGTGATGGATATATTTGGAAATATCTATACACAGTATCTCCTAGTGATATAATTAAATTTGATTCCACTGAATATATTACTGTACCAAACAGTTGGGATAGTAGTACAGATTCTCAAATTAGATCTGTTAGGGAGAATGGAGATTCTTCAAGTAATAGTAATCAAATTAAGCATGTATATATTGAAAGACAAGGTGGTAATTATGCTGATGGCTTAGGTCAAGAATGTAATATTATTGGTGATGGAATTGGAGCCAAAGCAAGAGTTGATGTTGTAAACGGCAAAATAACAGATGTTACTGTAAGTGCTGGAGGTAAGGGTTATTCTTATGGTCTTGTTGATCTTGGTTCGTTGAATAGTGCTGTTCCTTCAACTAATAGAGCAAAACTTATTCCAATAATACCACCTTCATTAGGGCATGGATATGATGCTTACACTGAATTGGGAACAGATAAGGTTTTAATTTATGCAAGGTTTGACGATTCTACTAAGGATTTTCCAACAGATACAAAGTTTGCTCAAGTTGGAATTGTAAAAAATCCTACTGCTGTTGGAACCGCAAACACATATACTGAAACTAATTATTCATCATTAGCGTCACTTAAATTTTCAACAATTAGTGGAACTCCTAGTATTGGTGAAAAGATAACTCAGGTTACTGCTAATGGTAATGAAGCAACTGGTTATGTTGCATCATATGACAAATCTACTAATGTTTTAAAATTCTTTAGAGATAGGTCTTTAAATTATACCACTACACAGGACCAGACTGATTATGCTGGTATTAGTACTACAGGTCAAATATATGCATTTGAATCTTCTTCAAATGCTATTAGAGGGCAAACTTCTAGTTTCTCAGGTAGTATTGACACGGGATTTACTGGTATTAGTACCAATCCTACTGGAACTAAGTTAATTAACTTAGGTTCTACCTTTGTAAATGGACTATCTCAATCTGAGATAAATAAAGGATCAGGGGAATTTATCTATCTTGATAATAGACCTTTGATTGCTCGAAATGAGCGACAAAAAGAAGACGTTAAAATCATCCT